CGATGCAAACGCAGCTGGTGGCGGACGGATAAGTTCTCAAGCAGGCGGCACCGCCACTGGCGGACTCTCTGGAGACATCATTCTAATCTACTAATCAAAGGAATTCCTCATGCCATCCATGAATGTAAACGTGGGTGGCGTGTGGAAAGTTCCTCGACCGTGGATCAACGTCGGTGGCACGTGGCACGGTGCGGCATCCGCATGGGTAAATGTTGGTGGAGTGTGGAAGCAGTTCTATGTGAACTTCACGGGACAGACGAACACTTACTCTGTCGCTGGCTCGGGCACCGAGACGGCTCCCACCGGGGCAACCAACGTTGTCATCGAAGTGTGGGCAGGCGGTGGCGGAGGATCACACGGCGTTGGCACCGGCTGTGCCGTCGCCAACGGTTGTGGTGGCGGCTCAGGTGGCTACTCACGAACCACTCACGCTGTCGTAGGTGGCCAGACAATGGCCTATACGGTTGGCGCTGCGGGATCGGGCGGAATTGTAGGCGGCTTTGCAGCGGCGGGTGGGGCATCCTCCGTCTCGTCAGGAACACTAACCATCACGACTCTCTCGGATGGTGGCGGCGCTCTGGGAACCCCGAGCTTGAGCGCCGCAGGCGGCGCGGGTGGCACGTCCTCTGGCGGAACCGTGGTCAACACCGTAGGCAACGCGGGCGGCAACAGTGCGGCGGGCGGTCTCGGTGGAGCGGCAATCGTCGGTCTACTCGCGGCTGCATTCGGTAAGGGAGGCAACAGTGGGCTGGGAACCGCTAGCGCAGGACACGTCGGCATCGCAGGCACAGCGAGGTTCACATACACATGATCCACTATACCTGGTACAGAAGCGGCTCTCTATTTGCAATGCGCTACGAGATGTCACGCGGCTCACGACTTAAAGAACACGCGCATACCCCCGACACACTCCACAACGTGTGTGTCCTTTCGGGGCAGATTGAATTCTATGGGGAACGCTTTCATAGGCTATCCCCTGGCGACATATTTGATTTTGATGGCTCTAAGCTTCACACGATTCTCGCTGTCGAGGATTCGGTGATCATCAACTATTTTCTCAATGGCATCCCGCCTGGGTACGCCGAACTTCCACTTTCAGAACATTCGGGCACCATCCCATAGGAACTCACAATGGCACAGAATAAGACTTTAAACGTACAACCAATTCCGTTGATTGCAACACTCACGACCAACCTACTGAGCTGTGGCGTAACCTCCATGGCCGGTCCCGTTGGCGTCGTTGTTGGTCAGCCGTACATGATCATTCGCAAGATCAAGGTCATCAACAAGACGGCCACCGCTCAGAACTTCTCGCTATGGAAAGGTGCCACTGGTGCCAACGTAGCGGGCACTGAACTGTTTATCAACATGAACGTAGCTGCGAACTCGATGTTCGTTGACTATGGAATCTTCCGCTTAGACGCCGCTGACTTCTTAGTCGGTGGTGCATCACTTGTCGCGTCGCTAATCTTAACAGTCGACGGCGAGATAGGCGTCTCTGGCTAAATCGTGGCACCCAACAACATACCCACACTTGCTACTTTGTCGGTTGGTGTGATCAAGGCTGTCGCAGCTGCCGCCCTAATAGGCGGCGGCTCGATGGTCCTTCACAACGCTACCAACATTGCGGTGCAAGCACAATTAATATCGGAACATGATCACCGTATAGCGGCGGTCGAAAGGCTTGGCGACAAGCTAGATGACGTGAATAAGAACGTTATTATCCTGAATGAGCGACTCAAGTCGCCACCGTATCCCGAGGCCCGCTAGTCCCAGGCGCTCGATTAACCCTATGTTTATAGGTGTTTTCTCCACTTAACCAAAAGGAAATTTACCATGGCCTTACCGATTCAATCTGTTATCACGACTGCCGTACAGAACATCTACAATGCGATCACCAACGTGAAATCGCACTTCGAGAGTCCCCGTATGTCACAAGCCCTTGATGAAGTCATCGCTGGCATCAGCGTGTTGTACAGTTCGTTTAACGTTACTGTTCCCGCTGCACAAGCCACACTGACTCCGTTCTTCGCTGGTGCATTAGTCACTGCGAAGCAAGCCGCGTCTGTGTACGGCGCTGCCAGCACTTCACTTCCCCAAGTGTCGTTGCAGATCGGCGACGTGTTCACTGTGTCATCTTCGGTTGACACGACCAACACTGCGTTGCTAACCGCGAAAGGCTCTGCGCCTGCCGCTGGCGACAACTTCCAGATCACCAGCAAGACCAGCGGCGCAGAAGCCGTATCGTTCTTGGGTAACGGTGCCCTGGCGTTGACTGCTTACAACTACGACACGTTCAAGTCCTAATGAGCGACGTGCCGAGCGGGCGTGGTACAGATACCGCGCTCGACTCGCTGCACGGCCTCGTTGCCTTGACACTGACGGAACAGATACAAGCTTACAAGAATGGTGATGTGCGGGATGGGGAAGGCATGAAGCTTCCCATACCCGCTGCACTGTTGGCGCAAGCACTTAAGTTCTTATCAGACAATGGCATCGATGCTCCGGCAGCCCTGCCACGGGTAGAGGCTCTAAAGCGTGCCCTACCTAAGTTCGATCCCGAGGCTGATACGTCAGTCGTTCAATTCAGAAACAAGAGCGCATAACACATGCCTAATTTTAATCCGTACCCCCTCGATGTGGTGAACTCGGCGCAATATGCTCAGCTAAATGCTGGTGCGCCGAAGACCGCCATCGCGACGATCTGTACGCAATTGGCAACGTATCGCTTTGCAGCGACCGTTGTCATTGCAACCATGGACATCTACGATCTAATAGACGACATGGTTCGTTGTCAGAAAAATCAATCCCCGGTCCCAACGCTTCCTACCTTCGCATCTGCCGAAGGAATGGTCTCCGATGGTATCGCTCAAACCGCGCTAGGTGTCATTCGTACATACCTAGCAGGCATCACCGCGCCGACTTATCCGTCGGTGGGTCTACTGCCTTTGAAGAATGCGTTCGGTCTTGTCTGCAACCGCATCGTCGAATGCATTTAACAGTCGATTATTGATGACTTGCCGTAAGCCCCTCAGAGCGGTCTGCTCTGGGGGCCTTGCCATGTGGGCTACCCTAAACCGATCGCCGCTTGCAGGCCCACGGGGTAGCCTAGAATGGGCCTTCCTGACCACAAGACACCACTCGCGGAACACTTCCTTGACCAGAGGTATCCCGCGAGTGTTGTTTTATCACAACTGAGGAGTTAATTATGAAGAGGAATTTAACTGGCCACCAGACGAAGGGATACTCGCCCAACGAGGCGGGCTTCTGGCGCAAGCCGATGCCCGTGACCCTATGCGCATAATTCGCGACTACGAGTGTCTATGCGGACACACCTACGAGGCCCTATCCAACAGCGACGTGGACATCGATCGAGACCGTGACGTCTGCCCGAAGTGCGCCCGCTACTCTCGCGCCGTCCTGTCGCCCACACCAACCACCTTCAAGTTCGCCGACGCATCAGCACGGAAGCACCGACGTGGATAACGTCCTGCCCTTCGTAAGCCGTGCGGACAAGACACGCATCACCGACCCTGTCTACGAATGCACCTGCGGCTCACAAGAGTTCTATCTACGCCCACCCGCGCAGATCGTATGTCGAGGTTGTGAGGAGACGCATCCGCACCTGATGTGGTCACAGCTGTTTCTGAGTAAGAACTGGTGCCCATCATGATCGACGATGAAACCGAAGCTGCGTACAAGGCTGACTTCCGTGTATTCCTGTGGGCCATGTGGCAGCACCTTGGGTTACCCGATCCTACCGCCTTGCAGTACGACATCGCGTTGTATCTGTCGAAGGGACCACGCCGACGCATGATCACCGCCTTTCGGGGCGCAGGTAAGTCCTGGGTCACAGTCGCGTATGTGCTGTGGCGGCTGTACCTGAATCCTCAGGAGAAGATTTTGATTGTGTCCGCAAGCGAGAAACTCGCGACGGACTTCTGCACCTTCACAAAAAGATTGATTGATGAAGTCGAGTTCTTACAACACCTGCGACCCAAAGGAAACCAACGTGACTCCGTCCTATCGTTTGATGTCGGCCCTGCCACCGCAGCTAAAGATCCAAGTGTGCGCGCAGCTGGCATTACGGGCCAGATCACAGGAGGCCGCGCGAGTCTCATTGTTGCCGACGACATTGAAGTCCCCAAGAACTCACTCACGGAAGGCATGCGAGAAAAGCTAAGTGAACTCGTGAAGGAGTTCGATGCTGTCCTGATGCCGGGTGGTGAGATCGTCTATTTGGGAACACCCCAGTCGATGAACACCGTCTACAAGCAGATCGAAGAGCGGGGCTACGTCACCCGCATCTGGCCCGCACGGTTCCCCACCCCGCGCCAGCTGCTGATGTATGCGGGCCGCATGGCTCCCATGCTACAGGACCGACTGACCGTGGATGCAGCACTCGTGGAGAAGTCCACGGAGCCGTCACGGTTCACCGAGGTGGACCTGATAGAACGTGAGTCGTCCTACGGGCGCTCAGGCTTCCAGCTTCAGTTCATGCTCGATACCGCCATGAGTGATGCCAACAGGTATCCCTTGAAGTTACATGACCTACTGGTCACTTCCGTGTCACTTGAGAAAAACCCCGTGCAACTCACGTGGGCCTTAGATCCCCGGCTGGTGCTCACGGAGCTACCGAATGTGGGACTCACGGGTGACCGCTTCCACATGCCCTTCTACAGCAGCGACGACTTTGCTGCGTTCGATGGCTGTGCCATGTACGTTGATCCATCCGGTCGAGGTAAAGATGAAACCGCTTATGCCATTGTGGCTATGCTTAAGGGTATGTTGTATGTGTTGTGTGTTGGCGGTCTTCGCGACGGTTATAGTGATGATACTCTTGTTGCGCTTGCTAACGCCGCAAAGCAATACAAAGTAAAGCACGTTCGAGTCGAAGAGAACTTCGGCAACGGCATGTTCGTCAAGCTACTGGAGCCGCATCTGAAACGAATCTATCCCGTGACTATCGAGGATGTACACTCGACGGGACAGAAGGAACTTCGCATCCTGGACACACTCGAACCCGTCATGAACCAGCACCGGCTGGTGATGGATCGTACTCTCGTGGAACTAGATCTTCAGATCGAGGAACCTAAGTACCAGTTGTTTTATCAGATGACGCATCTGACTCGTGATAGAAACTCGCTTCGCCATGACGACAAGATCGAAGCCCTCGCGGGCTGTGTCGCCTACTGGGTGGAGCAGATGAATGTTGATGTTAAGAAATCTTCGGAACTCCACAAGGCCAAACTCCTGGATGTGGACCTACGATCATTTATGAAGACAGTTACTGGAAGACCTACCAAGGGAAAGAATTGGACTAGAACAGATCGAGTCACTGCTCGGCACTAGGTAGGTCAGTGGGTGGAAACTTGAGTGGCTGCGTAGGTGGCCACTTGAGTTTGCTCATGAAGTGATACTTAGGTGGTTCTCATGTGAATATCATGTGATACATATACACAACTACTTCAAGATTAAACCTAAGAAGACACTTAAGATTACAGATACGTATATATATATATAAAACTCAAGCGCGCGCGCGCCCGCGTACTTATATGTAGATTCGTAAGTGGTTGATTATCCTACATCTCCACTAGAGCCTTTCCTACAAGGATGTGGTCGCAGCTTAACTTGAGTTTAGACCACTGATCCCCATACTGTGGTTATCGAAATCTTATAGGTTGCTACGAGATGCCCAACATCAAAGCTCAAAAGGAATTGGCCAAACTACGCCGTTCTGAAAATATACGACAACTCGCACTTTCTGAGGAACATGAGAGAACCCACACTGGCAGCGCTGTATTAAGGAAGTCGCGCCTTAAGGGCCACTATGTGAATACTATGGAAGACACACTAGCGAACACTCCGTTGGAGCCACTCAAGGTGACACCAGAGGAGCTACAGGAAGAAGTCCTGCATGAGGCAACGCTGCTGACCCGTGGCTGGATCGATGCTGGCCTGGATTTCCCTATGTACCAGGCATGCACGAAGGTTGCCGCTAGGTATGGGCTTAAGCATTCGCAAGTGCCTGCCTTGGTCGATGATGTCCTACAGTTCATTGGACAGATCCAGGTGAAGAAGTTCACTCGGATAGTTTGATTGAGAAAATATGAGGCGGCAGCGCTCTAACGGAATACGGAGGTTCCCCCGTCGCGTTTTCCATCGTGGTCATAGGGCAATAGGCAGGGATGGACGCGACTCGCTAGATGCGTGGTCTACCAGACACATAAGGTAATCAATAGGTTATAGCGTGTATGCCATGGCTGTGTGCCACACACCTATCACATTCGGTGCCACATGGGTGGTCAAGCAGGTGCATTGCAGGTGCATCGTGTGCTGTGGTGCGTCCTGGTCCGGGCCTCAGTT